TGTCACCTAAATCTCTAAGATTAATAATACCTGCAGGTGTATAAGATTGTGCGTTCCACCAAGCTTGAGAGAACTTTTCTCTCTTGCCCATCTTTAGATACTCATTAGCATCTTTAAATTCCATATTCATAATCTTACACTTGTTAGGACTAAACAACTGTGCTACTTTCTCACTAGCTTCTCTACCTTGTTTATCCATATCAAAAGATATAACTATGTTTTGAAAGCTATCTAAATATTCAAATGCTTTTTTACAATCTCTTAATGCTGAACCTGCTCCTGTCTTAACAGATACACAAGCCCACTTACTACCTAATAATTCGTAAGCAGACATAGCATCTACTTCTCCTTCAGTTATGGTGACATACTTACCACCACCTGTAAACAAATTCTGTCCAAACAATGTAGCTTCAGTTATGTTTCCCTCTACCCACATATTTTTAGTGGCAACATCTCTTACTTTGTTTCCTATGTTAGCACCACTCTCATTGTAGTATTTATAAATGTGGTGTGTATTCATATTACCATTTACTTTTACACTTGTATTATATTTCTGTGCAGTTTCTTTGCTAATATTTCTTTCTGTTAATGCACCTGTTGTACCTACAGTTTTGATAGCACTTTCTGTAGGTATTGGTACTACTTTTTCATGTTGCATATTCTCTCCAAATCTAGTGTTACAGGAAAAGCAATAGCTATAACCTTCAGAATGTTTAACATTCCCATCACTTGACCCACACTTAGGACAAGCACCCCTGTCTAGCCATTTTTTCTCCATAAAATCCCCTATTAAAAAATAATATTATATACTAAAACTTTAACTTAGTCAACCTCAAAAGAACTATTATATAATTTTCTATATGCACCTATATCAGAATCTGCTCTTTCTTCTATATCTCTTTTAGCTAACTCCATAGCTTCAAAGGATTCATAACCCTCTTCTAGGTACTCATAGTATCTTTCTTTTATAAGTTCTTTAAGTTCTGCTTGTAATAAATTCATCTTCTTATCTCTTGTTATAATGTTATCAGGTAAAAAATAAAACTAATAATTAGTATCACAGGAAAAATATTATTTATCCATAGACTTTTCTTTTTAGTTTTTTGAAACCATTTACCTGTAGCTTTTAGTCTTCTTTCTCTGTCTTTACTCATCTTCAATATGCCCTGCATCAGGATTGTATAACCCCTTATCAGGTTTCTTTTCATTCTTCTCTATCTCTTGTTTTAATCTTATGGTAAGATAACGTACTTGTTCCTGTAAATCTCTAACATTTTTTCGTAGTATATCTATCTCATTCATTGTACTCTCATAATTTCTATGTTATCATCTATCAATGCTTGTATGTGCATATTTCTCTCATCATATAAGTTCTGTAAAAAATTTACAGCATCTTTCTCTCTTCTAAAATACATCACCTTACCATCATCTTCTTCTAAAATGTCTGGTAATTCTTTATGCTTTGGATATGGCATAGCTATAACGAACATTTGTTTTTTCACATTAGTTTTATTATACATTACATTTTCCATATAGTCAATACCCTACATAGGGTACAATGAAACATAGAAAATACCACACTAAAATACCTGCAAGTATCTGTATCATTTCTTTATTTATGTTTATCATTTTCAATTCTCCTCTCTAAGTCCTTGTTTTGTCTACATAATTTATAATTAACTTTGTTATCTCTTAGCATATCAAATAAACTATTTAGTATAGTTTTTTTAGAAGGTCTTTTATTAAAGTGTAACTCTATTACTACTTTGTATTTACTCATCTTTATCTCCAGAGATAGCACCTATCTTTCCTTTGAATGGTATTACTTTTGCAGTAGGTTTTAAATCCTCTACTAAATGTATATCTGGCTCAAAATCTACATTTGGAAACATAAACTCTTCTAGTTCTGCATACCCTCCAATGTGTAGAAAGATTTGTGGTACAGTTTTATGTCCTGCTTCTTTAAATCTTTTTATCTTTTCAAGTGTGTCTAACTTTCTTTCTTCAAATGTTTCTCCTGCATCTGTCAATAACTTCTTAGCACTCTCACAATAACCACATCTGTTCTGTGTGTAGATAATATATTTAATCATCTGCTAAGTCCTCCTCTCCTTCTGTAATCTCAGAATCTGAATTACCATACTCATTACCATGATAAGTAAGTATTGCAATAGCACCATCATCTAATGGAATTTTGTGTGTTGTTTCTTCTTCATTTAAATCTATACTTGTTTGAACTTCATAAATAGCATCATTCACTTCATCTCGTGTTAATTTTCTATCACACTCTATAGTATATCTTCGTGTATCTCTTGACCACTCTTCAAATCCATATGTATATTTACTCATCTGCAAACTCCTTTTCTGTTTCCATTTTAAGTTTCATATTAATAACTTCTAACAACATACTTGTAGCTACAGTACGACTAGGTGCAGTATCATATGCAAGGTCTGTTGTTTGCATCTGCATAGCCATTACCATATTAGGTACAGATACTCTGTCCTGTAACTCTTCAAACATATCAATAATATATTCTCTTGCTAAATCTATTTGTCCTTCATCATTAAGTTTTCTGACTGTCATAATATTTATCCTCCATTTTTTTTAGATTATAAACATATGAAAGTATATCCTCGTGGGTATATCTTTCAGTAGCATCTATACCTACTAATGCTTCACATAACTCTTTATATTTTTCTTCATACTTCATCTTCACTCTCCTCTATACTTGTTATATAAAACTCCTCGCCATTATGTGTAAACAATCTTTCTGGATTGTCGTCTGCTTCATAAGTGCGACCCCTATCTTCTGCACTATCCCTATCTTTAGAATTTATTTCTTTTTTATAGTGCAAAACTTTCTGTGCATAGATGATAAACTTAGCCACCTTGCATTTCCTTTGTTTCATATTTAACAAACTTTAATTTCATTCTATCATCAGGATTAGGAAAGTCAATTCCAAAATGCTCCCATATCTCTAGCATCTCATCACCATAGATATATACCCAAGTATTTCTTTTAGATTTCTTTTTAATTTTTTTTGTTGGCATCTCTTTTCTCCCTCTTCCATTTTGTAAAGTCATCTAGTTCTTGAAAGTGTGTTACTAACAAATCAAGTGATTCACACGCACCATTATATTTAAGCATTCCTTCTTTACTAGGAGTATCATTCATTCCTCCATACCATTCTGACTTAATATCTTTTACTGCATTTTTTAATCGTTGCAAAGTTATGTTCATAGTTTTTTCTCCTTTATAAATCCTAATGCTGAATAAGTATACTGTCTTTTACTTTTATTGTCAACATAAATAATCTTTGTTCTATCTTTATGCTTTAGTTTCATATCACAACCTAGCATATGCCATAATCCTTGATGTAGTTCCCAATGTTGTGTTGGTGTTAAATTACGTTCTTGTCCCATACAACCTTACCTTGTTTTATTAACTCCATAACTTCTTCTTTAGTAGCAGAAGGTTTATGCACCTTCCAATTACCTTTTTCGTTAGGTAATGTTTCTACAACAAAGTCACCATTCGTATTGTGTCTGAAGATACCCATATATAGTTCCTCTACAATTTCTACATATTCTTTCTGAGTATACTTGGATACATCTATATCTTGCACAAGTGTCGCAAAATGTTGTACGTTTACTTGTTTAAATCTTTTTGACATCTATCTCTCCTAATTAATCCACACTTCTTCTGGTCTTCCTAGCCATTCTGATTTTAACGAAAATCTTTTATCATCTTTAGTAACAAACATAAACTTATCTGTATCTATTTCTTTTATTACTGCATCTTCACCATAGTCTTCTATGTTATGCTTGTTTTGAATGTGAATGTTATCTAGTCTATCTATTAAATCTTTCTTGGATAGTTTAACATACTCACCTTCTTGACCCTCTTGGTGCATATTTACATAGATATAAACTCTCTTTGCCATTACTATGTATGTTCTAAACTTTATAAAATCTTTTCTATTCATTTACAATCTCCACTTCTGATTTTTTAAAATATACTTCGTTGCCTAATGTTTCGTTACTAACTTCAAGTGCTACAACCACTTCACTAGCATATTCAGAAATTACTTTACCATATATCTCTTGACCTTTTATTTTAACTCTTTCATTTTCATAATAGCTTTTCATATAGTTAAGTGCTTCTCCTTCTGATATTGACTTTGTATTATCATCTATCATATCTTCATTAGCAATCTTCTCTAATGCTAATTGAATTACATCTTGTAAATCAAAAGAATATTTATGTTCGTCTAGTGGTATATTTACTTTACCATTCTTTTCAAACTCATTTAAGATAGCATCTGTTATTAGTGTAGCCATATCTAAATTATCTCTACTCATATTTTATATCTCCCTTCCTTTATATCATACCATTCGTAAGCTTCTTCTGGTGTTATGCCTAATCTCTTGCACTCTTGTTCTATATCAGTAGTGATAGCTGATTCACTCCTCAACTTTTCTCTGCTGATACTCATAGTGTATTCATATTCCTCTATAAATTTTCCTAGTTTAGTTCTATCTGTCATTTAATCTGCTCCCTCTAGCCAAAAGTCTTTATTCTTTTCTGTAAAATGTTCTGCTTTCATTCTTGCATTATCATCTATTTGTCTTACTTTGTCAAGTATTAATTTTAATAATACCATATTGTCTTTTTTTACAAACTCATCAACCCATTTAGAAATTATATTTTTTACAAGATAATCTTTTATAAAAGATATAACTTCTACTAATGATTCTTTTGAAATGTTATCCTCTACAATTATTAATTTTAATAATGCCATATTATCTACCTTTACAAATTCTTCAGTCCATTTAGAAGTTATATTTTTTACAAGATATTTTTTTATAAAATCTATTACTTCTACTAATGATTCTTTTGAGATGTTATCCTCTACCATTTCTTCAAACATCTGTTCTGCTCTTTGTTCATTGTATATATTACTCATTCACTTCTCCTTTTTTATATTTGTTAGCACTTATAGGTGGAGAGTAAAGGACTTCAACCTTTCTTTAGGAAGTTACAGTTCCTACCTAGACACCTTAGCTGTAACTCTAAGGGCTTGTCTTTTATTACTCTAGGAACGAGCCAAGCATATACCACTCTGGGGATATTACTCCTTATCCATACTAAGTATATACGCACAAGGGACTACTCTCCATATATAAATGCTATTCTCTAGCATCTTTTTGTACTGCTCTTACGAAATGTACAAAATCCATATCTCCAAATTTTACACCTTTCCTTTCTTTGTTCATAAACTCTACCACATCTTTTGGCATTGGTTTTTTGTGAGCTTGTACTACAAAATTTTTAACTTTAAATACTTTCATTTTTTTTTCCTTTCATTTATGTTTAATTTAAATTTATTATACATATCTTAATTATAATTACAATCTATATTTATTATTAGATTTTCCTATTACCTCCAAGGGATTAACTTCATCATTGTTAAACCTGCTACAGATATTAAGAACCCTATCCACATCATAAAGAACCATAGCATAACTCTAAATGTTCCTTCAATATTACTTAAAAAATATTCTTTATCTGTTAATGCTTTTATTAAATGGTCAAAGTATAGCAGTAAGTTATCAAAAGTATCTATCATCATAGCTGATAAAAAAAACATTACTCCCATAGTAAAAACAATAAATCCTAGTTTAGTCATAGTTTTATTCTCCTATTAAGTCAATGTAAACTTGACCTTTAAAATTTTCAGTAGCATTATGCTCATCTTCAACATAAATTTTATCTATATCTTCAGCATTAAAATTGTTGTGTCTACTATTTATTTGAACAATAGAATCTTTAGGAAACTTTCTTAAAATATTTATTAATTCTTTATTAGTCATACTTATATTCTCCTATGGTTGAATGGTGCTATTAAAAATTAATTCAATAGCACCAAGTTAATTTAAAATTTAAATAAATTTAATTCTTTTAATTCATCTCTTGCTATCTTGCTCCAATCTTTAGAAACGAATCGACCATTAATATTATTTCTATTAACATTTTGGTATTGTGTTCTATACTTCCTATTAGTTATAGGATTGCCATATCTATTTAATTTAATATTCATATTTATATTCTCCCTTGGTTATTATATTTTATATGTTGTTAATAATACAACACTATCCATAAATATTTTATAATCTATTTCGTTGTTGTTATGCTTTAAAACTAAAGACTTATAATTATTTATTAGTTTTTTAGCTGACTTATTTTCTTGCTCTAACTTTTCTATATAATCTTTTTCATTCATATTTATAAACTCCATTTAATAATTAATAAAAACTTAATACAAATTATACAGATTATTTTTTTACTGTCAATAATAAAATATAAATAATTTTTTTGTGTTGTATTTATATCACAATGTATTGTGTCAATCTATATCTATTATTAGTTTTTCCTATGGCTTGTTTAAATCATTCAGTTTAATTTTCTAGATAGTAAACTACCCATTTTATATTTGTATGTACTCCATAGCCACCATATCGCTATATAAGTTTTTCCTATAATGCTTATTAGTTTTTTCTATAGTTGTAAATATGTCACACCTGTTGCATAAATACCACAATGTATTGTGTCAATCTATATCTATTATAGGATTTTCCTATAGTGATAAATATGTCACATCTGTTGCATAAATGTCACACATAAAAAAAGAGAGTACCAATATTTTTGGCACTCTCTCAAGGAGTTTTACTATAAAATGAAAAAAATAATAATATAAAATATAAATATCTTTATAAGTGTTTTATAAAATATAAATATCTTTATAAGTATTTTATATTTATATATTATTAATATACATTATAACAACATATATTATTATTACAAGCTATAAATATTATTAGTTTTTCCTATAGTTTATTTAAATGCTTACTGATAAACATAATTTTATTTTATGCTAGATAGTACCATAATATTATTTAATGGCACTCTATAAGCTTTAAAAAGCTTTTTAATTATGTAATAGATATAAAAAAACCTAGCATTAAATAAATAATACTAGGTTTTTATTAAGAGTTTATGAAATTATAAAGCTTTTCTAATAACTGTTATTTTTGGCAAGTCTTTTTTTACTCTACCATTTAGTTTAATAGCTTCTATTATTGTTTTTGTCGTGTCGTGTTTATAACATTTTAGACAATCAATGCACCTTTGACCTGTGCAATTCTGTTTTTCAATGTCAATATTATGATGTACATTATTAAAAGTTTTATCAAAAAATTCTGGTATTTTATTTTCTGGTAAAATATTATTAACAATTGGATTGCTATAAATTAATATTAAATTTTTTGGCTTGTCATTTAATTTAAAATATTTTTTAATTAAATCTTTTCTTTTAGACCATAAACCAAAATTAGTATTTGGATTATGTAAACAAATATTAATTAAGTTTTTTAAGTGTAATTCATTTATTAGTTCGCCATGTGCGTTAAATCTAAAACTATGGCTATTAAAAATATAATTTTCTTTTATTTCTTTACTTGTCAATAATCTATTACTTAATATATTGCTATTTCTTTTTAATGCATTGTTTAAACTAGGAAATCTAAACTTGTTTAAACTGTCGTGACTATAACAATATGTACAAATTACATTTTCTTTTTTTGCTTTATGCATTTTAATACAAAAATTATTTTCTAGTGTATAAGTAGAAATAGCATTAAATTGAGATAGTTTACCATTTAATTTAGATATACATAATAAATCTTGTTTTTTCATTTTATTTTATCCTTTTATAGTTAATTAAATTTAAATTATAATAGCTATCAATTAAAAAATCAATAGCTATTATATTTTTTTTATTATTCTTTATTGCCATATTTATCTTTTAATTTATTAACACTAATCATATTTTCACATATAAAAACAATTTCTTTTGCGTGTCTTAATAAATAATCAATATCTAAATTACAATCTAATATATTTTCTTTTCTTTCTATAGAATCTTTTTTTAATAATTCTATAGCATAAAGACATTGTTTTAATTGTTCATTTATATTTTTTCTTGTTTTCATTTTATTTTATCCTTTTGTTAAATTAAAATTATATAGTATCAATTATAAATATATTATCAATACTTTTATTATTATTGATATTGTCTTTTATATCATTAATAAAAATATTATTATCTACTATATTATTTTCAATAACTTCTTTATCAATAATATTATTATCAATATTTTTATTTTTGTTTTTTTCTTTTGTGTTCATTTTGTTTTATCCTTTGTTAAATTAATAATAACTAATTAATAACAAATATATATTATAATGTAAAGCTATATCTATTATTAGTTTTTCCTATAATACAACATAAAAAAAAAGCTACTAAAATTAATTAATAGCTTTTTAAATATATGTAGTTTTATTTAATTAATATAAACCAGTTTTAACTAAAAAACCCCAATATCTTCTAATAGATTTTAAATATTTATAATAACTTTTTTTAGACTGGCAATAATGGAAATTCCAGTAATTATTAGTTAAATTATTATTTAATCTTTTTCTAGTAATTTGTAATTGTTTTTTCATTTTATAAAATCCTTTATTAATTAATAATAGCTAATTAATACATATATTTTTTAACTTGTCAATAACTATTTTTAAAAAAAATATAATTAACTATCATAACTATTACATTAATTGTAATAACTGTAATTATTATTTATTAAATAATTTATATAATGAAAAGCATATAAAATATAATTAAATAATATATTTTTATAAACTTATGTAATTATTATAACTGTTGCAATAATGTCATACGTCAAATTATTGACTTGACAAATAAAATGTTCTTGTTTTGTTCTCATAAGGTATCATTTAGCCAGAAAAAAATAAAAATTATGTAAATATTGTATAGCCTAGCAAAAAAAACTGTGCTGTGCTGTATATATATATACCCCACCCCCATATATGCACCAAAATACCAGGCTAAATAATAAAAATATAAAAAAATACTTGACAAACGTGGGGGAGTTATGTATAATTATATATAGTTAATAAAAATAAATGTACTTTATTTATCTTTTATTTGTTTTTATTATTATTTTTATATCATAATATACAATAGGTTTAAATATATTGGAAACTATACAGACTATAGATACTATAAGTCCCTATATTCACTTAGATACTTTGTTACAAACAAAAATAAAACAAGAATCTAAAGAAAACTTTGTCACTTTTGTTAGAACATTAGCTCCAACCCTTGTTTCTGATTGGAAAATGGGTCGCCACATAGAGTTAATTAGTCATAAACTACAACAATTAGAATCTGGAGAGATAAAAAGACTCATGGTCTTTCTACCTCCACGTAGTTCTAAGTCTGTAATCTGTTCTAAACTGTTTCCTGCATGGTATATTGGTAGAAATCCAGAGCATGAAATACTAACTGTCTCTCATAGTGACCAATTATCTAGTGATTTTGGTAGAAGTGTAAGAGATATTGTTAATGATGAACGATTTCAAAACATATTCAAAGGTGTTTCCCTAAGAAGTGACGTAAGAGCTGCAGGTAAATGGAAGACAAACCAAAATGGCACGTACTATGCAGCAGGTGTTAGGTCACAGATAGCAGGTCGAGGAGCTCACATAGCAATATTAGATGATGTGATGTCTGAAGAGGACTCATTCTCTGCAGCAGGAAGAAGATATGTAAAAGAGTGGTATCCTTCAGGACTACGAACACGTATTATGCCCAATGGTTCTATCTTAATTATTAATACAAGATACCATTATGATGATTTATGTGGATGGTTACTAAAACAAGAAGAGAATGTAGGTGATTATGCTGTGACTCCCTGGCATGTGGTGCGAATACCTGCGTGGTTAGACGAGGAGTCAGCTTCGTTACTGCAGTTGCCTGTGGGTTCAAGCTATTTTCCAGAGTGGAAACCTGATGATGTTCTCAAGGTAGACGAAGCAGAGATAAAAGCATCCAATGGGTCTCGATATTGGAACGCACTTTACATGCAAGACCCAACTCCTGATGAGGGAGGTATTATAAAAAAGAAATGGGTACAGTATTGGGAAGATGAAGAGCCACCACCTTGTGATTTTATAATACAAACGTATGATACTGCATTTTCTACATCAAGAACTGCAGACTATAGTGTAATACAAACTTGGGGAATCTTTCACACCTATGAAGAAACAGAAGATGGTTACGAACAATATGTAGCTCAACTAATATTATTAGGAAACATAAAAGGTAGATTTGAATATCCAGAGTTAAGACGTATAGCACAACAATTATATGATGAACACAGACCTGATGTTTGTATGATAGAAAAGAAAGCATCTGGTCAATCACTAATACAAGATATGCGAAGAGCAGGATTACCTGTTTTAGAATATTTACCAGATAAAGATAAAGTAGCTAGAGTATATTCTGCAACTCCCATGATGGAAGCAGGTAGAGTATGGATACCTAGCAATAGAAAATGGTCAGAAGATTTATTAGAAGAACTATTACGTTTTCCAAATGCAGCACATGATGACCAAGTTGATGCAATGACTATGGCAATACATTACATGAAAGAGTCATGGCACTTAGAACATCCTGAAGACCCAGAGTGGGATGACCCACCTATGAAAAAAAAGGTTGCATACTGGAGAACTTAATGTTATAATATGCATTAAAGGGGAAAAATGTCAATATTAAAAACAGGGACACAACTCATTAAAAATTTATTTAAGGATAAACTAACTGCTTCTGATTTAAATAATTACAGAAGAAGTTGTAATGCACACTATGATGATGTGTGTATGTAGGAGAAATTATGACAAAAGCATTATCAGGTATTGCAGAACTTTTAGTTAAAGGAGGTCCCTCTACATCTAAAGCACAAGAAGTTCTTGAAGCTTATGCTAAAAAAAATAAAACAAAAGATGATTTAAAAAATATATCTGATGAAGACCTTTCACTAGAAGATATAAAAAAGAAATATAAAGTTAATCAAAAACAAAAAAGAATACCTGAAGTTCAAACAGCAGCTCAAAAACTTTATGAAGGAAAAATTGATAAAGAATTTTATGATAGAGTTGTAAAAGCATATCAACCAATAAATTTAATTACAGAAATGCCAGAAGTTCCTTCTCTAAAAAGAATACAAGGAACATTGAAATCTAATCAGTTAGAAGAAGGTGTAGTAGGTATAAATAAAAAAGGAGCTGATTTAGATGGTAAAAGAGTAGCTTCACGTTTAGATATTCCTGCTTATGAAAATTATGATACATGGATTGTATCATTACATGATGGAACTAAGACAGGTGGTAAAGCTATTGGATATGGACAAAGTGCTGTTTTAAAAAATGTTGAATTTAAATCATCTGAAAAAGGTGGTTTAAATATTGCTAGAGGAAAAACACCAAAAGCAACAATAGGAAGAATACATGGAGATTATTTAGATGCTCCTACTGAAAATGTTTATAATAAAATACAATTAGAATTAAATGACCCTAATTCAGAATATGTTCAAATAGGAATGAATCCTTTTAGACACAGTTATTTTTATGATAAAAAAACTGGTGAACCTGTTTTAGCAGCAGATGAAGTTTTACAACTAGGTCCTTTAGTTTTAGGTAAAGGAGTTGTTAAAGGAAAACCTAAAGATTTTAAATTTAAAAAAGGTGGTATGGTAATACGTAATGATAACTATAATACACAGAGAGCAATATAATGGCAATAGAAAAAAATCCATTTGATAAAATAGAAAAAACTATATCAAATGTAGTGAAGCTTCCAGAACAAATTAAAGAAGCAGCAGGTTCGCCAACTTTTGAAGCAGATGAAGATGGGGGAGTTACTGTAGATTTTACTGAGGTTAATATCGAAATGGAACCTGAAGGTGAAATGAAAGAATGGTATGGTAACATTGCTGATGATTTAGATGATGAAAGATTAGCAGAGATAGCAGAAAATGTAATTAATAATTACACAGCAGATAAAGATTCCAGAGCAGAGTGGGAGTCTATGTTTGAAAGAGGATTTGATTTATTAGGATTAAAGATACAAGATACTTCTGAACCTTTTGAGGGTGCATGTACAGCAGTACATCCTATGTTAATTGAATCAGCAGTTAAGTTTCAATCAAAAGCTATACAGGAAATGTTCCCTGCTAATGGTCCAGTTAAAACACAGATATTAGGAAAGGTAACTCCTGAAAGAGAATTACAATCTAATAGAGTAAAAGATTTTATGAACTATCAAGTAACTGAGCAAATGCCAGAATACTTTGATGAGTTTGAAAGAATGTTATTTCATTTACCTTTAATAGGTTCTGCATTTAAAAAAGTTTATTATGATGCTAATTTAAAAAGACCAGTATCAGAGTTTGTTCCTATAGACCAATTTTATGTTTCTTACTATGCTTCTAATTTAAATAAAGCAGATAGATACACACATGTTATTTATAGAAGCCCAGTAGATTTAGCAAAGGATATGCGTACAGGTATCTATGATGAAATAGATTTACCTGAAGCAACCTATCCTAGTCCTACATCTTTATCAGAAAAGATGGATACTATTTTAGGATTATCTCCTACAGATAATAGTGACCCACAATATACATTATTAGAACAACATTGTTATTTAGAAATAGATGAAGAGTATGCTCTTCCCTACATTGTTACTGTGGAAGAGCAATCTAGAACTGTTTTAAGTATTAGAAGAAACTATAAAAAAGAAGATAAACAACAACAAAAGATTTCCCATTTTGTCCACTACAGATTTGTTCCTGGATTTGGATTTTATGGGTTTGGCTTGATGCACTTTCTAGGCAATCTTACTATGACTGCAACAGCAGCTATGAGAAGCTTAGTAGACGCAGGTCAATTTGCAAACTTACCAGGAGGTTTTAAAGCAAAAGGTGTTAGACTTGTTGGAGATAATGAACCAATAAGTCCTGGTGAATTTAAAGAAATCGAAGCAACTGGAGTAGACCTTAGCAAGGCAATTATTCCTCTCCCCTATAAAGAGCCTTCCTCTACTCTATTTCAGATGCTAGGTTTCGTTACAGCAGCAGGACAAAAATTTGCTGATAGTACAGAACAAATTGTTTCTGATGCTAAATCTTATGGTCCTGTTGGAACCACTATGGCTTTATTAGAAGCTTCTAGTAAATTTTTCTCAGCTATACATAAACGATTGCATAAATCACAAAGAGAAGAATTTAAAATTCTTGCTCGTATAGATTCAGAATATTTACCTATGCAGTATCCTTATGAAGTACCTTATGCTGAACAAAGTGTGTTTAAGAAAGATTTTGATGGAAGGGTTGATGTAATCCCTGTCTCAGACCCTAACATTCCTTCTAATGCACATAGGATGATGTTAGCTCAAATGGCTCTCCAAATGGCACAACAATCCCCTCCTGGTATGTTTAATATAGAAGCATTAAATAGAACAATTTTAAATGCTGCTAATATGCCTAATGTAGAACAGATATTACCACCTAAAAAAGAACCACAACCTATGGACCCAATATCAGATATTATGGCAGCAACGAAAGGTATTCCAATAAAAGCTTTTGAAGGTCAAAATCATGATGCTCATATTCAAGCAAAGATGGCATATTTACAAGACCCTAAAAATGGTGCTAATCCTATTATGGCTAGATTAAAACCAATATTAGAAGCTAATATTCAAGAACATTCTGTAATGCGTTATCAAGAACAAGTAAATGGTATTACAAGAATGGGACTGGAACAATTACCACCAGAACAAGCACAAGTTCCTACAATAGCAGAAATGGCTATGGCTCAAGCAGCACAACAGGTATTAAATGCTAATCAAGCTTTAGGTCAAGCACAATCACCTGAACAACAGTTGGTTGCATTAAAACAAGCTGAAGTAGGATTAAAAGAAAAAGAATTAAAAATGGAAGAAGCAAAACTATCTGTAGAATCTTCATTAGATGCTCAAAAGCTACAGCTTGAAGAAGCTAAGTTAATGAAAGATGCAGGAGTTGCAGGACAGTCTGCTATGTTAAGAAAAGAAAAAGCTGACCTTGATAGACAAAGTAAAGAAACTATGAAACTATTAGATTTAATTGCAAAGTCAGAAATAGCAGAAAAAAAATCACAAATAGATTTAGAAAAAATAAGAGCACAAGCTTTAGAAAAAGTAGCAAGTATGGAAACTTTAGATGATAGAGAAAGAAGTATGAAACTATTAGATGTAATGTCTAAAGCTATTTTACAAGATGCTCAAAAAGAATAACTAGGGATATTTTTTGCTTATCGACTGCCCTAGCAGACATGCCAAGACGATAAGTTAATTTTATTTAAGGAGAATAAATTATGGCAAACACAACTTTTAGTGGTCCAATTAGGTCTGAGAATGGTTTTATTGGAATCACAAAAAACTCTTCTACAGGAGCAATAACAGA